GCGGAAGTTGAACGGTTGCGCGAAGCCTTGGCACAGCCAGAGCAGGAGCCGGTGGCGTACTACCATCCCCACAAGGGTTTTTACTGGGCAAAGCCTACACACATTTCAACACCAACTGTTGTGGATGTTGAGCCACTGCCCCTCTACATTGCTGCGGAGCGCAACACATGACTGACTGGCCCTTCCCCACCGAGTTGCCACCAGCGCAGCCATCCAAGCCAATCCCGTTCAACCCAGAAAACTACGAGGATGCACCGTGGTGATGTCCAAACAAATCCGTGATGCTTTGGCCCAAGCGCCTGATGGCCTGACTGCCAAGCAACTGGCGCTGATGTTAGACGCAGAGCCATCAGCAATCAACAGGTCATTAACTTTGATGCCTGACACCTATATTGACCGCTGGGTCAAGTCCAAAAGCAAGCACGCAGCGGTGCACTGCTTGGCCTTTGTCCCAGATGACTGCCCACACCCATGACCCCAACATTTTCAACATGGGACAGAGCCGTACTGGACAAGTTTGTTATGGAAGCCTACCTGCGGCTCCAGCAGCAGCAAGACCAGCTAGAGCAACTCAGAGGAGATTTGAAGGACGCTATTGAGGCGTATCGGGCGCTAAACAAAGGGTCTAGTTCCTAGCTTGTCAATGATGAGCGCCTGACGCCGGGGTAGCAGGGCTGCGGTGTTTGGGATACTGATGTGCGTCCAGGCGTCATACTCTCGGATGATCTGGTCATAGGGTAAGTGCAGCAGCGCCCTCACCACGGCGTCTGGAGCGACCCCAGGCACTCGGAAGTCAGCAGCTAACCCTAACCTATGGTGACTGCTATCTTTGCTGCCCACTGCGTCATTCACGGCCTTTGATCTGAAGGCGCTGTTAATCATTATTGGCTTGCCGCCTAGGGTCGTCTTCACCCTTTCCAGAAACTCTGCCAGCCGCTGCAAGTTCACCAGTTCACCAGCATTGGGTGTGTTGTCTAGGCTGCGGTGGTCTGTTACCGTCATTTCCGAAAGGGTAAAGTGCGGCGACAGGTTCACCGTGATGCTACGCCTTGGGTCTTCTCAAACGTCCTCAGACCGCCCAGGCCCAGCATACCCATCATTAGTTGCCAGAGGTTATCGTCCAAGCCGGGGAAGGCCAGAGCAGGCATGAAGGCAACCATCAGGGGTCGAGCCAAGTACTGGTAGCCCATCGCCAAAACGCAGACCCAGCCAATTGCTGGACGCCAGCCGCTGACAAACACAGACGGGTTGCTGGCCTCTGCCTTGTTGATTTCAGTTTGGGCAGTCATCGCCGCCAGTTCGCCACTCTGTTGCAACTTGAGCAGTTCCAGCCTTGCTGCATCTTGGGCAGCGGGGTCAGGAATAAGTTTGTCAATCAGTTTGCCGCCGATGCCAAGGATAGCGTCGAGTCCTAACATGGTTAACCTCCTAGATTAAAACTTAAATTTGCATGGCGAGGATACTGCACCACTCGCTCACCCTCTGGGCATTTGTACTTGATGGTTGCCAGCAGCGTGGCTGTGCCGGGTGCAATCTTTTCTTTTTGCACCATGGTGAGCTGGTACGTGAAAGTGTCGATCTCTGGCCCTGCTGGTCCGCTGAACTTACTTGCTGTGGTGGTTGCCTCATGCACCATGCCTGCCGCATCCCTGATGCTTGGGATAAAACTTTCAACAGAGCAGTCGTCACGCTTTTTGATTCGGGCCACTGTGACGTTGATGGGCTGTCCAGCATCTGCTGTGATCTTAAAATGCTCTGGCGACCACTCCAATATGGCCCGGTCAAACCAACCAAACTTGTCTGCCAAGGTGTAACCGCCGCCGATGGCTGCAATGCTGGCTGCAACTGCTCCTATGGCTTTGGTAAGGTCAATCATTTTTTCTTTGGCGGTGTATGCGTCAATGGTTTGCTGGACGGCGTGTGCTTTGCCCCGGTCATTAGGACAGTGCCAGCCTTGTGGGTTTCGCCCTTGTGCAGCTTGCCGCTGGGCAGGTAGTGTGGTTTGGTTTTGCTCATCTGAATGTCCCATTGTTGATAGCGTCCATCATCGCCTTGCCGTACCTCTCCACTGCCGCTTTGGTGATGACGTACTCACCGCCCTGTAGCGCCCCGTAGCCATCGTCCGGCGCAGGCGCGCGGCCCATCAGGTGCTGGGCGTTGACCATGCCGCCTTGGTTAAAGGCTTGGCTATTGCCGCCAAAGCCAGCACCTCCAACCCCACCATAAGAACCGCCACCACCACCGCCCATTCCGTCACCGTAGCCGGTCATTGCAGCTACTGCATCTGGGTTGAGCGTTGGCGTCCGAGTTTCAACCGGCGCTGGTGGCCCCAAAGACACTGAGGAACTGGGAAGAACACTATTCAAATAAGATTCGAAAAAGTTACGATTTTGAACTGTAGGGTCGTAATTTGGATTAGGCGTCACTGTCCGAGTTTCAACTGATGCTGGCGGCCCTAGACTAACTGAGGAACTTGGAAGTACATCATTTAAAAAAGATTCAAAAAAATTACGATTTTGAACTGTAGATGTAGGGTCGTAATTTTTTTCGCCTAGCTGAAACGCTTGTTGCGGGGTGTTGCTAATTGAACCGCCTTTTTCGGTTGCTTGAAAATTTTGCCTAGCCTCAGACATTAGTTGGTTTGCTGGGGCGTTTCTTGCCTCTGCTGCTTTGCCCATTACGTAGTCAGCAGCTTTAGCTAAACCAAACGCCTTGCCTATACCGGGAACCATTCCCAATGCATAACCTAACGCTGGAGGCATATCCCGCATGGTGTCGCGGAACGCTGACCTGTCTTGTGCTGGGCCTATCCCAAGTGCTTGCGGCCCAAACGGGCTGGCGTACGCTCTGCCTTGACCAAAGTCTTGCCCACCACCCATCTGGTTTTCCTGCCGCTTACGCAACATCTCGTTAAAGGCATTAAGGTAGTAATTCATATTTTTAGCCCGTGGTTTCGGAGGAAGTCTATAAACAGATAGCCCAAGCCAAGGATAGCCGCCCAGATCAGACCGGCGAGTGTCTTCTCAATGATGGCCTTCCGCAGCTTTTCCATGTCGTTCTGCGCTTTGATGGCGTTTCTCACCCACTGCTGCTCCTCTCTGTCGAGACAGGTGTCGCCGCTTTTGAGCGCAACAAGCAGGTCGGAGATCAGCAGGGCGCGGTCTTCTGGTGTCATCTTGAACTATCCATAATTTCAAAGGCGTTGGTGGCTTCTCTTGGGCTTAACTGGTTGGCCCTAGCAGCCCTAGTTTTTGGGCCTTGCCCAGTACCCGAAACTGGTCTGCCTTGACGCAAAGTTTCTTCTAGCGCGTCTAGGCGGCCCTCCAATTTTTCTCTTTCTACCGCAGCCGCACGGCGAATGTCATTGGTAGCACCCCGAGCGGCAATTTCACCAAACCCCCGCGCTTTTTCACGGGCTTTGGTAATTGTGTCTTGAATCCATTTCTGATCCATCAGTTTTAACGCAAGGGCTTTGTCAGTCAAACCTTTAAATTCTGGCGCAGCGGTAGCAAGGTCTATCTTGGTTTTATCAAAAGCTACTTTTTCAGCCGCTGTAAGGTCAAACAATTTTCCAGCCGCAACTTTTTCAGTAGCGGTTGTTAACGACTTGCCTAAATTCTCCATAAAAATTTCTGGTGTTGCTCCTTTAACACCAGCCCCGCCGACTTTGTACGTGCCGGTAATGGGGTCAAAATCTAACACAGCGCCCATGCCTGTGGGTTGCCGTGCTGCCGCAGCCGCAGCAGCTTGTTGGGCTTCAGCGGCAGCGCCTTGGCGCATACTCAAATCCCGAGCGCGAACATCTTCCATGCGTAGAGCGCCCATTTGTCCACCAACCGGGCCTTGTGACATTCCTATCTGGGCAGGCCCAGGCGCAACACCGGGGGTAGTAAGTGGGCCGGGGCCACTTGGACGCAGTACAAAATTTGGAAAGTATGTTCCTTGACCGGGTTGCAACACTTCAACTGGGGCTTCATAAGGCACAACAGCGCGGTTCTGCGGAATAGGCTGCATAGCCGCCGCCATTTGATTGACGGGAATCCGAGCATCGCGCAATTGCAAACCAGCTTGATATCCAGGCGAGGCCATGCGGTTAGCGGCAAAAGACTCAGCAACTTTTCCAGCACCAGCGCCAAGGACAGAGCCTATCGCCGCACCCATGTAACCTTCGCCTATTGCATACCCAGCCAATCCGCCAAGCGTTCCCGCAGCACCAGTACGTCCAATTGCCACAGCCCTGTTCAATGGCGTTGCAGCTTTTGTTGTAAACACATCTGGGAAATTACCTGCTATTTTTCCTAATGACGCAATGTTGCCAGTTAATGCGTTATTGCTTGAAGTAAGACGCGCCAACTTACTAACATCTACCATTCCAGTATTAAAGTCTGTTGCGGCTTCATATGCGTAAATACGCGCCATTTTTTGACGAGCATCACGATATTCGCCAAGCAGTTTTGGGTTGGTAATACTGCCATCAATCATTGACTCTAGTTCAGTCGCAATTCGTAAATTGGTGTCGGCAATATCCAATGCTTCTGTAGTTGCTGATTTATTGTTGTACGTTTTCTTTGCTCTTTCACGCAAAACACTAATGTTTTTAAGTAACTTATTGCCAGTCAAACCAGTTTGCGTTTTTGAAATTGCATCATCAACAATTTTACTAATAGCTGGCGCGTATTCTCTAGCGCCAATAACGTCTAAATCGCTACGAATAGCCTCTAGCCGTTGAATCATTGCATCGTCAGCTTGTTGTATCGGAAGTTTTCTGACTTCTCTATAGGGTTGATCAACTTGAGTACGGGCTTGTTTAAATGCTACTTCACCATTAAGTTGTGTTGTAGGTGGCAAACCCATTTCGTCAAGCGCAACTTTACGCACAACATTTTTATTGGCGGCTGTAATGGTCTCTAAACCTTTTTCGCCAGCCATCATAGTGGTAAGTTTGGGGCCAAGAGTAGACTGAATATCAGTTGGATTGAGCGCAATGCCAAGACGTTGTGCATCAGCGGCAGCATCAATTTGTGGCCCACGGGCGTAATCGCGCAACGAGGCTGCTTCTCGCCGTGCTTGAAGCTGATTAGCAAACGGCATTTTTGCACCGATAGCGGCTTGCTCCATAACAGGCGCAACATAAGGTTGTGCAGCTTGAACAACTTTAGGCGCAGCAATGGTTGCAGTGCCAAGAATATTTTCAATGTCAGCCTGGGGCAAACCTGTTTTTTCAGAAATAAATTTAGCGCCTTTCTGAAAATTTTGACCGATAAAGTCTAGTAGTTGACGACCACTTTCTTGTTGATACTGAGGCGTTTGAGTAACACCAAATGCTTTACCAAATGGCTGGTCAACTGCACTTACAAGGCGTTGTGTGGCTGCTTGTGCTTCTTCTGGCGACCGCCCCAATCGGGCTAATGGGTACGCCCCAAATTGAACAGCGCCTGGAATCAAACCGCCAAGGGTAACGTCTGCCAAAGACGCCGCGCCTCGGCCTAGCCTTGTCATAAAACCGGGGTCTTTAGGTATGAGGTCTTCATACCCTGTAGTAGACGCAACAGGAATTAGGTCTTCATATCCAGTAGCCATTTACAACTCCTGACCCGTATTTTGTTTGAAGCGTTGACGAACCGCAGCCGCAGGCGCTCCTTTGGCAATTGCTGCATTTGCGTCTTGGCGTTGTTGCGTGATGTTTGACGCTGGCGCAGCCGGTGCGCCGCCCGGTATTTGGCTTGCTGCCGCTGGCTGGGGCGCAATGCCAACAGGTTTCTCTACCGTAAGTGGAATATTAGTATTGATACCGCTTACGTTTTTGTTGTGTAAATCAATTATGCGGTTTGCAGCCCTGTCGTTAATGTCAAGAATTTTAAGCAACGAGGCTTCAGTAAGGGCAATTTTCCCACCAGCTATTTGCGCTGCGTATTCACGGTCTGCGTCAGACAAACCCGTCCCCGCCCCAAATTGTTTAATGATTCGGCCTACGTTAGCGCCCATTGCGGCAGCATAGGCTTGCGAATTAGACGCAGCGTCTGCATAACCAAAATCAATACCAGCTTGTTTAAGCGCATTGTTAAAGCCCACAAGAAAATTAGCGCCTGTGCCTGTAATTGCACCAGATTTAAGGAGATCACGACCAACTTTATTAGTCTCTAAAATTGCAGCGGCATCTTGTGCTACTACTTGATTGGCAAGAATTCGATCTGATTGACCTTTACCAAGTCCAGTTTCAAATGCGCCCTCTTGTGCGGGTAATCTAGCATTAGCTGTTGCAGTTACATTGCTAGTCGATCTATCTACTGGGCCAGAATACAGTTTTCTCTTTTGTTTTCCGTTTGCGTCAGCAACGTATATGTATTGTTCATCGCTGATTGAATCTAAATAAACTGGATTACCAGTTCCTTTTGCTACGCCAATTACGTTTATTTTTTCTTTAGTTCTACTCAGCCGTTCAATGTCTTTATTTAAGTTTTCAATGTTAGTTTTAACTCTAGGCGTTTGGTTAGAAATTGCTGATAGCCTATCTCTTTCAGCAATTAGTCCTTGCAATTCACTTGGCGGCGCAGCCGGTACTTGCGGAGCCATTGCGTTAACAGAGCCTGGAGCCATCTGGTTAGCCGCTACCCTTAGAGGTGTTAACGGCGCTTGAGGACGCATAGCGAAACCCCCCTCTGGCGTAAAATATTTTTCCATTATTGGTGGTTCGCCAACAACGTTTGAGCCATAAGACCCAACATATATTTTTCCGTCTTCAACAGTAATGGTTTCTCTAGGTATACCTCTGCTTACCATGTCGTCTATGGACGCTTGAACAGCAGGCGCAACAGCAGCAGCAGCCTGGGCGGTAGGCGCAGGAGCAGGAGCAGCCCGGGCAGGAACGCCGCTCCTAGCAGAAGCAAACTCTCTGTTAGCCGCTTGTTGTTCTAAAAACTTTGTTGCCCCCATAGCTTGTTTTTCTTTCCATTGCTCAAAAGCAGTGGGTTCGTTTGGAATATCAGCCAAGTCTGCTTCTAGGCTGCCAAACTGTCGCCTAATCGGGCCAAGGTATTCGTCGGCGTGTTGCGCTCGCTCAATTGCACGGGCTTGGTCTGGAGTACGGGCGTTAAGTATTGCATCACGGGCGGCAAGTGTTCTTTGCGTGACTATGGCTGCGGTAGACAGGCGTTTCTTCTCAGCCTGACCAGCGGCAAACTCCTGCTGGCGCATACCAAATTCTTGCTGGGCCTGGGCTGCTCTTTGCTGGGCCATTGCATTGGCCTGCATTTTCTCTTGGCCTTGCGAGTAGCCCTCAAAGAAATTTGTCGGGCCACCCTGGTCAAGAAGTCCAAAATTAAGTGCCATGATTAGCGCCCCATGTAAGCAGGATCGTACATACCGCCGTATCCTGGCATTGATACAGGGCCTTGAGAACGCCCATAATTTCCAAACATATTGCTAAACCCACCAGACCCAAGTGCAGCACCTATATTTCCGTAAGATGATTGTCTTGCGCGTTCCCCGGCCAGCATAGCGTTGGCAGTGTTATAGCCTTGGTTTTGCATGAGTGGGGCAGAGCCAGTTACAAGTCTTTCCCCTGCTGTGGCTGCTAGTGCATTGGAAGTCGGGCCAAAGCCAGCTACACCAGCGGCGGCATTTCGCGCAACTTCTTGTCGTCCATAAAAATCTTGGAGCGCCCGACCATAATCTTGCGTACCCGCTTCTTGCCCAAAATTAATTGCGCCTTTTATGTTAGGGCCAGATATGCCAAGACCTTTAGCCGCCATTGAAGCGTTTAACGCTTTCATACCTTGGGACAGACGAAACTTGTAGCCTGGGTCTTCAGTAAAATCAGCCATCGTAAAAGGCCGAACATACTCGCCGCCTGCGGCTATGCCTTTTAGGTAGCCTGGAAGCGCATTGACGCCTGCTTGATAGTACGGCTGTTGCCTAGCAATGCTTTCATCGTATATACGTTGTTGCAACGCCAAAGCACGGTCGCTAGAAGCATTTGCAATCTGCGCCGCCTCACGCGCAGCGCCTGTTTGCCCACCGCCAGTAGCCTCATCAAGACCGCCGCCAAGAGCAGCGCCAGCAAGCGCACCAGACGGGCCACCAAGAAAGAAGCCTGCTGCACCGCCTAATAGTTGACCCCAACCCATAATCGTTCTCCTTGTTACCCAACCTAAGTCGCAGGAGTCTGCGCCGTAAGCAAACCGTTTGTAAAAGTCATGCTGCCGTCTGCGCCGAGTGCAGTCAGTTTAGCAGTCACAATGGTGGCGCTAACCCCAGCAGTGGAAGTGCCTGTCCCGCCGTTGGCTATGGGCAGGATACCAGATACATTGGTTGTCAGGCTGGCAAAAGTCGTAGATGTTGTACCCGTCCCGCCGTTGGCTATGGGCAGGGTTCCACTAACTTGCGTGGTCAGACTTACCCCACTCAGCGTCCCGCCAAGGGTCAGGTTGCCAGCAGTAGTGACCGTGCCTGTCAGTGTGATGCCGTTGACCGTGCCAGTGCCGCCTACGCTGGTCACTGTACCAGCACCCAGGTTGGCTCGGGCTGCTGCGGCTGAAGTGGCTCCTGTGCCGCCGTTGGCTATCACCAATGTGCCTGCCAGCACCACCGCACCACTTGTAGGGCTGCTGGGCGTGAAGCCCGTTGTGCCTGCGCTAAAACTTGTCAGGCCACTGGAGGCCACGGTTATTGTCCCAGCCCCATTGGTCACAGTGATGCCTGTGCCAGCAGTCAGCGTGTTGAGCGTGTAGCCTGTGCCATTGCCAATCAGCAGCTTGCCGTTCGTCGGAATTGTGCCCAGGCCCGTGCCGCCGTTGATAACTGGCGTGATGCCAAGGCCAGAGCCGGTAATGGTGTAGACGTTGTTGAGCCAACGAAACCATTGGGTTGTGATCTGCCCGTCTTGGGTAAACGCTACCCGAGGCGCAGGAATTTGGGTGACGTTTGACATACTAGCTTGACGTTGGACTCAGCACCAACTCAGCGCCCATGATGGCAATCTTTACCGGGTCAGTGCCGCTGACCTCGTACACCCGATCCCTAGACGAACCCAGCCGCCGCCAGAACGTGCGGTAGCCGTACTCACCAATCTTGCCCATGCTAGTCCAATGCTCACTTGACCAAGTGTGACCGCTATCGTCGCTCCAGCGCAACATAACTTGCGGGTCATAGCCTGGTGTGGCTGGGAATGACTCGGTAACAATATCCGCGCCAGCAGTATCAGGCCCACTATAAGCAAAGGTTACCAAGGATTCAAAACCATCGCCAGACTCAGTAGTGATTTCAAGGCCCGACTCAGTTGCCAGATATTCCCAATCAAACTCGGCAATCAGTTGGTAGCTTGGCCCTGCTGGTGGGACGTTTGCCAACTCAGTGACAATGCCTTCTGCGTCATACCCTGGCGTAATGCCTAGCCCTACGCCTGTTTCAGCGTCAAGCTGCAAGGTGTGGTGTACCACTCGTTTGAGGTTGTTCTGACCAGTTGGCAAGCCTCTCCATGAACGCAGCCACTTTTGGATGCCGCCGTTGTCGGCGTACACATCTAGGTCAAAAGCGTAGATGTTGCCGTTAACGTAGTCACCAACCACAATTTGGCTGTTGAACGCCATTTGGCAGTTTGACCTGTGGCGCATAAACAGGCCGTTGTCAAACCCAGCCCGTTCGTGCCAGGCTTGGGTAGACACATCGTAAACCCAAGTGGCGTTGCCGGTGGGAAATGTCAGCACATAGAAAGCATGGCCTTCTTGCTGGTAAGTGTAGGCAATGGCGTCAGAAATGTCGCCATATTGGGCAATGGCGTACTCAATGGCGTGGGTGCTGACCCGAGTGCCGGTGTAGCCATTGGCCCGGTAAACAATGCCCTGCCCCCGCGCATCTGCGCCTAGCCAGAAGATGCCGTTGTCTAGTTTGGCAACAGAAAAGGCCGCAGCGCAGCCAATCTCGTTGAACGCGCCCTGGATGCGGGTCATGGGGAAGTCGGCAGCGCCAGAGTCGTACCAGACCTCGACTGAGTTAGTGCCAAACAGCCAAATCTGCCCGTGGTCAATAATCATGCTGACCAAGCCGTCAGGCGAACCCTCGGCACTGGCAAAATCAAGAGGGTCAACTGATGATCCGTCCAGCAGTTGCGTTAGCCAAAATATTTGGCTGTTTGGTTGGATGAAGACAAAATAGCCGTCCAAGTAGCCAACGATTAACGCGCCAGCAAAGTCAACGTCTGTGATCTGGGCAAACACCAAGGTGCTGCTGTTGTAGATGTAACCCGGCCCGTTGGCTGCAATGAACAACTGAGTGCCGTTGTCGCTCATGCTGACCGGGCCAGTGCCTGCTACCGTGCCCCGCAAGGTGGCTACATAAACCGTGGTGAAGCTGTAGAGTTCAGTGCCACTAACCACATAACCAACGCCGTTAAACGTCCACAAGCCCCGTATTGGCCCCGTCCCAACCGTCACCAGCAAGTCAAGCCCAGGCGCTCGGTTAAGAAACCCGCCTGTCTGCCCTCCGTCTGGGATGGCCTCGGGGAACAGGTTGACCATCCTGTTATCCGCAGCATTGACGCTACGGGCAACATAGGCGCTGCCCAATATAGGCGACTTCATTAAGAAACAGCGCCACTGATAACAGCAAAGCTAATAACAGGGGTTTCCACCGTTGTGCCGCCTGTGGTGCGGAATGTAATGTTAAATTGACCTAGTGAAACTGAAGTTACCATCAAGTCATACAAATCCGTACCTGTTTTTTGGTTCAGAATAATTACGTCAGTTGCCGCTACTGTGTTGTTGCTTACGGTAAAAGTTGCTGCGGTGGCAGAACCTGCTGCGCTAAACAAAGTAATTTGGCCTGTTGGACGATTTATCAATACAGTGGTTGTGCGCGATGTTGCTTGAACAACGCCGCTGCCAGCACCAGTGGTATAGCCAGCTTTTCCGGAGCTGTTGTTGATTAAAACATTACCCGCAGCAGTCAAGCTGGTTGCGGTTGCTGCACCTAGAACGGGCGTAACCATGACCATGCTGGTGCTGGTACAGGCGCTGATGTTGCCGCTGGTTACAGTACCCAATACAGGTGTAGTCAACACCATGCTGGTGCTGGTACAAGCGCTGATGTTTCCCGAAGTCACCGTACCCAGAATTGGGCCTGTCATGGTCGGCGTTGTAATTGTCGGGCTGTCAAACAATTTTGTTTTGGTAATGCTCTTGGTTGTGCCAAGGGCGGGAGGGCCAGGTTGGACAAACGGAATGATGTCCGTAGCGTTGATGACGGTGGCAACGGGCAAACCAGAGATGGCAACGGTAGTCATAATTAAAAATTCCCAGCGTAAATGTTATATCGTTGACGATTGGCGACTATGCCGTAAGGCATTGCCATCACATCGTCAGGGTTGTTGATGCGCTTGATGTTGCGCTTGGAGGTCATAGCAATCCGTTGCACCTGTGGGCTTGGCTCAACGCCAAACTCAGCGGCAAGTTCACAGGCCAGATTGAACCTAAAACATCGTAGGTAGCCTGGAGGGAATGACAGCGTAGTCGCCAGCACCGCTGGCTGCGTCAATTCTTCCACTGACACAATGTGCCACTCAAGTGGCGAACTAGGCACAGGGTACACCGTCATCGTAATGTCGGGGTAGCCCATGTTGACGTAAAGCACCTGTGGGTAGGTGCTGGTTGTGTTCTTAACGGCAATGCCGTTGTACTGTTGCTCATTGATTATTTTGATGCCATACGAAGTACCGTTTGAGGTATCTTTGAAGTAGGTGGCATCGTCAACCAAAACAGGCCGGTTGCCAACAAAGTTACCTGTTGGGCCTAACGTGCGTGTAGCTTGACTTACAGGCCAAGTGAACACTTGGTCTTGCGTGGTAAACACCGACAGACGTTCAGTGTTCCATGAGTCGATCATCTGGTTTAGCGCCGACAGTGCGTCAGCAGACGTAGCGGCTGAAGGTGTTTCAGCCTCTGCCAACATCCCAATCAGGCGTAACGCCCCATTTATCTGGTCGCCAGCAGATGTGGTCATACCTATGCTCCTACGTCAACAACCTCAACTCGGGGCCTGCCACGGGGACGTTTCATTTCGTTCACCGTGACAGGCTCTGCATCTACATCAAACCTCACCCAGCCGTTCTTTTCGTCATAAACGGCCTCTGCTTCCATGCAAGCGACTTTTGACCCATGCACGGGGTGACGTAGGTAGATGACTGCCATCTAGCTGATCCGATACACGTTGTAAGTCGCAGTACCCGTTTTGTAGAACAGCAACTCGCCACCACCTGAAGGCGAAGTAGACGCCACCGCAGTGATTGCAAAAGTCATCGTTCCAACCAGAGTAATCCCGGTCCCTGCTGCAATTGTCACAACACCGCTGGCTGTACCAAGGTTCACAATTGCCAACCGGAAACTAGACCCAACCTTGGCGTTAGTCAGTGTTGCATCAAGCAACGCTGCGGTGGGCAAAGTGTAGGTAACTGCGCCCGTTCCAGCGGTTGCAACCAAAATATTGTTTGTGACTTGCGCCACAGTCAATGTTGCAGTTGCGGTTGCTGCTTGAGGCGTGATTGACGTAATGTCAATTTCACTAAGATTGCCGTCACCGAATTGGTAACCGCCGCCGACTGATGGGAGTGCCATGATAATTTCCTTTCAAATGAGTTAAATCAACCCCACAGACGGCAAGCCATCTGAGGACGAATAGTGCTGAAACCGTACAGTACGTCAATACGGCAAGGCATACGGTCGTTGTTGATGTCGTAAGCACGAACCACACGCAAGCTGATACCGTTGTGATTTGCACGGGCAGCCATATCGACCCCCTGGGGCATGACCAAATCTGCCGTAGCAAATGTTATGGCGTCCTTGTGGTAGATCAAGTTTTGCGGATAGGCAGTAGACGCCGTACCAACAAAGGTCACGGCAGCGTTGTCAGCAGGGAAGCTGTCAACGGTAGCCAAGGCGCTTGCGCTGGTATAGATAGGTGGGCTGATTGCCATGTTTGCCAAAGCATTACCGGAGCCAGTTTGTGCGGCAGTCACAACGAATTGCTGTAGCGAACCAGTTGACTCACGGGTTTGTGGGTTAACTGCAAACACGCCTGCAATCGTAAACACATCGCCAGCAGTCACCGTGTCAGCCGCACCAGTAAGGCCGTCGATGCTGATGGTCGATTGGCCTTGGGTGCTAACAGCACCGTTAACCAAAATCGTACCGGCACGGGAACCAGTGGTGTGAACCTTGACAGACTGACTCATGTTGATTTCGTCAAAGCCCAACACGCCAGTACCCATCATGCCATTTTTAAATTGTTGGCTAATGGTGGTGGTTGGATTGAAGAAACCAGACAGGCCGTTGACCAAACCAGCGTTAGCAGCAGGGTTGACGGTAGCGTAGCGAGGAGCCATACCAGCAGCCGATTCGTTGAGTTTCTGCTGCGCTTGCAACAGAACCAAAGCGGTAGCGGGAGAAGTGCCAGGAGTGCCTACAGTGTTGAAAATGGTTTTGTAGGCATTAGCAACGTCAGCGTCGATGCTGGAGGCCAACTGAGAGATACGAGGCTTGAGAACCCGCTCTGCAAAGTCGTCCAACTGCAAAGTCAACTCGGCAGTAGTGAAGTTCACACCGATGTGCTTTTGGCTTGCCACAGTCAGCGTGGTGCTTTGCTCGGCATCGTCCTGCACTTGCAGGGCCGCACCGTCAGTCACCAGCGCCCGGTCAGGCAGGCGAATACGCAGGGTAGAGCCGATTTTTGCGCCGCTAACAGCAAAGCTGTCGTCGTACTGTCGGTTCACGTTGCGGGTAATTACCAGGTTGTTCTCAAGAATCTCAAGAGCCTTCCGAGTAATCATGTCAATGGTAAGAATACTATTAGCCACAATTTTTCCTTAGAAAATAAATTAAAACTTACGCGCCTGCAACGCTTTCATTTGTCGCGCTCTGTCGGCCTCTATCCACTGGCTGGTCGTCATGGTCTTAATAGACCGTGGATCAGTAGTGTCAAAAGACCCAGAACCCACCCCTCGGGCGGTGACTGGTGAAATCGGCTCAGGCGCACCAGAAGTACGCTTTTGGACGGGGTTTTCGGCTAATCTAGCCTCAAGTCGTCCAATCTCTTTAGCCTGCAAAATAGGCGCTAGTCGAGAAATACGATCTGCCTCTTTCGGATTTGAGCCAAGGTGATAAACCAAGTCAGGCCCAATGTCCGACGATTGAATCGTCTGTGCCATCACGGTCGTAATCTTCAGGCTGGGGTTGTAGGCAACTTGTTCAAAGTCGCTGTACTTAGACCTAGCCGTTTCTTCACGTTCGTGATACCCATCAAGAATCTCAGCTTGCTGTTTCTGGAGTTCCCGCTGCTCAATCAGCTTGTAAGCCTTGGCCTCTGCGTAAGCATCGACCGACTCAAACTGATCTTGCGGAGGTAAGTCCACTGCCACTGCTGGCGCAGGCTGTCGCTCTCGTTCCCACTTTCGCTGCTCTCTTGCGAGGCGTTTACCAATAGCGGCGTCAAGTTCCTCTTGCGAGAATGTCTTAGCTGCTACTTCCGGCGTTTCAACTACAGGTTCTGGAGTAACCGCCGTGGTTTCCAGTTCCGGCGCGGGGGCTAATTCCGCTACTTGCTCTACTTCTGACATTTTTGAATCCTAAGATTCCCTGGTCATTGGGCCAGTACAAACATTATAGTCCTTGTCCAGGAGTGATGTAAAGAGTCGTGGACGATGCCGCTGTTGCGGTAAAGAATGAGGTTGGCGGGAAGTTAAACACTTCCACAGCGCCAGCCACAATGGGTACAGCGTTGCCCGTGGTGGTGACTGCTGCGGAGTTAGTGCCTGCAATTGCAACCGTTGCGCCAACACCTAAGAAGGCAGTTACTGACCCTACGTTGACCACCCGGTACTGGTTGGTGGGCGGTGTGACTGCCGTAAAAGTCGGCAGAATCTGCGCGGCTGTTGGAGCGCTTGAATTAGCGGTAATCACAACGGTCGGGCCGTTTGGAAAAAATGCGGATTGTTCGTTAGCCATCTCAAACTCCTTGTGCAGCTTGTGCCGCCTTGTATGCAGCCACCACAGCCGCCGTATGCGTTGCAGCACAGATGGCCTTCACACGGGCGTCCTGCTTGCTGTAGTCATCGCCGGGAGCTACAACGTGACGGTGGAAACTGCCACTGATCTGTTTGCCATCCTCCATGATGGCGGTCTTGGTGCGAACTTGCACAGCGCCGTTTTCCACAACTTCAATCAGATCAACTGATACAACTTTTTCTAACATGATGCTCTCCTAGTATGACCCAAGAATCCACTTGGGCTTTGGTTTGATAAAATTTTTAGGCCAAATTAGCCATTGCTTTAAAAGTCCCAGGGTTTCCAAGAACAGTGCAAACATCGCCTGGAGGACTAGCACTTGCGGGGTTAGTTCTGTAATTTATGTCACCAACGTAATAGCCTGCGTCATATCCAATGCCATTGGTGTAGGCAGATGGTGCTGCACCTGATGTTTCCATCACAAGTATTTCTTTGCTAGACTGCATAAATCCAGCAAACAATATATGGCGCTGAAGTCTAATTACATCACCACTTAATTTTCCAGTTGCATCAATGCTCAGAGTGTCATATGTGGCATTTGCTACGCCAGTATTATTCCAGTACACAAATGGAACAGACAAAATATGTCGTCCAGTTGCTAAGTTAAACGCCTTATTTACACTGCCAATATTTACCGCAATAGTACAACCTTTTGGAGCAGTTACATCTACATAAATTTGCATTGTGTAGCAAGTTTGAGCAGTTAAAACCGCCACATTTAAATAAGTACCCAAAGATATTTGTACATTACCCCCGTCAGCAGTTGTTGTAATTTGATAGTTTCCATTGCCATAGGGACTTGTGCTAAAAACGCCAGTTGCATTTACTGAGTTAACTGACCATCCACCGCCCCAGCCACCAGAACCATAAACTTCAGTAGATTTAAACCGATCTCTAACTGGCATATTGATTTGGTTGCTACGGGCCATCATAGCAGTCATGGTAATATAGCCAAGATTGCCAGCCGTTGAATTGTTTACTGGAAACAACGGGGTGTATTGACCTGATAAAAAATTATTTTGTATATTGCAGATACCATTGACAGACCAATTAAAAAAATCAGTGTTAGTTAAACTAGAATCAAAATATATTCCTAGTGAATCCACGTTTGACGCAGTGCCTTCTATCCAAAGAATGTTTGGCAATTCGTATAGTTCAACAATATATGTGGACGATTGTGTTAGGCAGTTAACAATCTTGACTTGAGTCGCTCCAACCGTGTACGTTGTATCTGTTGGGGCATAATTTTTAACGACTGGATGACCCCCATCTTCACCACTAAAAACGCAACTTTCAAGAAACACAGACACATAATTTTCAATCCAATGAGTCAGTCCAGTGTTTGGGATGCAATAAACAGTTTTCATCCACAATTGCGTCTTGTTAACAATTGGAATTCTACTTGTAAAGCCAGACACCCAGCAGTCAGTAACCGACACAAAATCAGCCGTTTGCAAGTTCAACATACCACAAGGCACTGTGTTGTCGTTCATCATAAACTTGCAATTCTCAATAGTAAGCAAGGTACTATTACTGGTCAAGTCAGTTTCTATCGAATATTGAACTTGGTTAATAAATTCACAATTGGAAATTTTAACTAATGTTGTGTCAAGATTTGCGCTTTTTAGGCTTATTGCGTAAGCACCGCCACGGAAGGTAAGCCTCGTAAAAGTAACCATGTATCCAATACCGCCAAACACTCGAATGGTATTTGCGGAGGGGACGATGATGGAATTTTCTCCAACAAACTGAAGATAGTTTACTGATTGATTTGTGTCTGCTGTCAAGTAGTCTGTGACTTTATATACGCCTTTGGGAAAATAAACTGTTGGCGCAGAGCCTGACGAAATTGCAGTTGAACCAACAGGGCCATAAATGCCACCTGTTCCGTCTTGAGTCGCAGCGATTGCTGCGGCAATGCAGGCACGAATAGCTGTTGTGTCATCCGAGCTACCATCACCAACAGCACCGTAATCCAAGACGTTATAAAAAGCACCTTGAATCATTGAATAAGAAACTTTTGTAAGTGACATTTTAAACTTTCAAGCGTTGTAAGCAACCATTATATTTTTTATTTAAGTTAATTAGTTACTATGGTAATTACGCCACTACACGCATTAGTTGTGCTAGAAACATCTGCTACCGCCACATTTGCTGATGCGCCATTTGATGATGCTCTATACTTTAACCGCATTTGAGCTTGACCACCTCTTTTATCGGTTGACGATGGAATATTTGTTACCCAGCCAGAGGCAGTTAAATAACTTGATGTTTCTCCACCACCGTCAATAAAAGGCAACGCACCAATAATTACATCGCCACTTGCAGCCCCAACTGTTACTGCTGAAGTTGCAACATTAAAAAAATAGCTAATTGTTTTGCCAATTTTTACATATCTACCAGTTTGTGTGGTGTATGTAACAGACGTAAATGCAGTTCCAGTTGTTGCTAATGTTGGTGTCCAAAGACCTTCCTCATAGTCAGCCAACAACTCGCTTGTGCCTGTATCTGGTGTGATAGAAAAGTCAATACCTTTGCCCGATGTGCCGATGACTAGGTTACCTGTAGACAGGGTAACGTCACCAGCAAACGTAATTGGCGTTGCAATCTGGCTGGCATTGATGACTGAATTTGCTACTTTTAACATGGTGCTTCCTAATCGTAAACAACTTCAATAATGGATGTGTAGGGCGGTGCTTGGGTAAACGTCACCGTGCCGCTGGTGACAACGTAAGTATTGCGGTTCTGGTACACACCGTTGATGTAGATGGCGGTAAAACCATTGACCACTGAGAAGGCAGTTGTTGTACCGTCACCTGTAGCATTAGAGGCAAAGGTGCTGCCGTTAATGTTGTCTACCGTCCAGATCAACACACCAACGCTGGTGTACAAGGCAAACTTGTAGATGGCCCCACTGAGCCACACATTGGCCTCGCCACGGCTGTCCAGGACGATGGGGTTGGTGTTGGCAATTAGGCCAGTGGAATCGGTGTAGGTGGCTAGTGGCGTGGTTGTGCCAGCCTCGTAGGTGTACAGTAGCCCACCAGCCAGCGGTGCGCCGTTGGCGTCAAAGAATTGCAGCTTGGGCGTTGGAGCCAGGGAGGTGGTAGCCATATTACATACCTTGGTTTGGTGGCGGCATCATTTCAGGCGGCATCATCGGCTCCATCGGCATTGAACTCATTAGATCACCGCTGGTAATCATGCCTTGCACAGTGCCCAGCACAATCTCTTGTATCTGGTCAGGCGTCATGGCAGCAGCCATTGCGGTCATGCGTTTGGTTTCTACATCGTAGGCTTTGACCTCAGAGTCAAACCGCTTGATCTCCAACTCTTGCGCTTCCATTGATTGCTGGACGTTTAGCAACATTTCCTGCATCTGCTGCATCTCCTGC